AAATGGATTTACTGATGAAGAAATTGAATCAGTAATTAAAGTCTATAAAAAAGTAAAAAAATATAATCCATATCATTTAAAAGATAACCCAAAATATGTAGGTAGAAAATGAAAAAACTAACTAATAAGCAAGCCTATGAAATTATCCGAGATAATACAAACTGGGCATGGGTATTTCCACAAGACGTTAAATTTAAATATGGGTGGATATTTCATAGGACTAGAAATTGTTTAGATGGAGAATACCATAAGTGTAAAACTATTGATTGTTATGCAACTGATAGTCTTTATTCTTATGAACATACTGGTTATCAAATAGAAAACTGGGATTGTTGTAATTTTGAAGATAGTCCATTTAAAGCGAAAAATGAAGATAAAGTTTTAAATACTATTAGAGAATTGAATAGAAGTTATAAAAGATATAAAGATGATGAATTTATTGAAAAAGTTTTTGAAATAGCTTTTGGTAGTGATGCAATAAAAAAAGATTATTCAAGGGATGATGTACTTGAAAGATTAATGGAATTTTCTAATAAATCACTTAAGTTAGAGGAGATAGAAAAATGACTTATCAATGTAAACAAGTTGATATAGGAGATAAGTGCATAGAGTGTCTTAAATCTACTGCTTTTGGATCAGGTTTATTTGTAAATAGAATACCTGCTGATAATGATGAATACATAGGATGGTTATGTCCAGAATGTAACTGGCATGAATGTGATCGCTGTGATGAAAAGATTTACTGTGATGAAGATTTCACTCCTTATGATGTTTATCGACCTGATGAAGTTCATAGCTCTGTTGAAGTAGCAGAATTTTCTGATGGTGCATATAGAGTTCATTATGAGTGTTTAACTGAAGAAGAAAAAGAAATTATGGAGAAGAATAATGCTTGATAAAGATAACTGGGAAGAAAATAAAGATGAAGCTAAAGGTATAGCCCAAACTTTTATTTATGATGAAAAAAGAAAAAGTGAGTGTATAAAATATTTTATGGATCATTTTAAAATTAGTCAGGCTACATCTTATAGATGGTATGACAAGATTTATAATGAGCTTTCTATACCTAGTATTGATAAAGCTAATAAGTTAGCTGAATATAAAGCTCAAGTAGAACATCAAATAGAAGAAGCTATGAAAGATATAGAAAAATTACCAATAGGAGAAAAAATAAAATTATTTTCTGAAATTACAAAATTAAAAAAGGAACTTAGAAAGTTATGAGAAATTCCCATGAGAATCATTAATTAATTAACTGGCAACTTAGGTGTAAGTCCAGTACTTTCCAAATTACAAAATTAAAATGAAAGTTTTATCTAAATTAGAATCACTTAAAAAACTTTATGTGATTGAGGCTCTTGATACTCATACTGAGCAAGAGTTAAAACAATTTCTTTATGAATATTGGATTAAAGAAGTAAATGAAATGACTGAATATGATTTTTTAACTATGGTACAAAATCATTTTGGTCAAGAATGGATACAGGTAAATACAAATATGGAGAATAATAATGAGTAAGTACTTTAAATTAACTGTATCGTCAATGACGATGCACGATTTATACATCAAAACACCTGATGATATAAATGAAGATGACATTCATCGTGACTTCAGAAAATTTGATGGTGGTTTATTTACTACCGATGATTATGGTGGAGATTGGGAATATTCCAGTACTGAAGAAATAGATAAAGAAGATTTTGAAGAAGAAAGTTGTCAATGTAATTGGGAAGATAGATATGAGTGATTCATTTATGCACTATCATCAATCTGCACTTGATCGTCAAAGAGAAGAAGATGAAATTAATTGGTTATTTCCAAGGGATGATGATGAAGAAGAAATTGAGGATGATGATTTTCCATATGAAGATTATGAACCATCAGATTATGAAATGATGAGTAATTTTGGTACTAAATGGCATGATGGATTATGAGTATTAAAATTGGAGATCTAGTTCAAACAACTCAAAAATATAATTCTTTATGTTCTATCTCAGGAGAAGTGATTGAAGATTATGGCAATAAAGTTGTCATAATTGATGATTGTGCTGAAACTGATGACGATACATTGGAATTTCATAAATCTGATTTACAAATTATCAACAATGACTGATTTTGTACCAATAACAAGATACTCAAGATGTAAAAGATACTCAGGTGCAGTTATAAAATGCCCTGAGTGTCATTCTTTAGGCCAGATATATCACTTATCTTGGTCAGCATTACAATGCCAGAATTGTAAAAAGATGATAGATAAATTTGATTGGTATATAGAAAAAGGTAAATATTCCAAAACTTAATCTTTTCTAAGTTTTACTAATAAATCATGTATAGCTTCTCTAATTAAAAATCCTGTAGATAAACCAGATTTTGAAAATTTTTTTAGCTCCTCATATTCGTCTACATCAACAGCTACACAGATTCTTTGTAAGTTT